AAGGATCCCTCTAATTTATAAATAAACACATTGCCAGATCTATAGTATTCTCTAAAATACTGATCTTTCATTTTCCAACATTGAATTTTATCTAGCCATTTATATATAAAATTTTGAGCTTTTTCCGATCCACCTTCTAAATATATATCAGAGTTTGCAAACTCAGCCATAACATCGACAGCATTACGAAAAATTGGAACATTCGCATATGCCTTTTGACACATCAATATAGACTCTCTGGGAGATATATGATTACTCTTATAGGAATATGGTAGGCTTAACGCCTTAATGTGAGAGTATTTATCACACACTGGCTTCCTTGAATTTGAAGAGCACCTATCCCTGGTTGTCTCACTATTTTGCGGCTGACTTACATTTCTAACATAAGAGGCATCTGCTACATAAAAATTTTCTCCAGCAAATGCTGGGCCAGTCGAGCCCGCAGCTTCAGCTAAGTCTTCAAGACTTTTCTCATGACTATTAAACTTATTCCAGTAATCCGATCTCTTTGTATATTTTCTAGGCATAATATATTATACACCGAAAAGTCGAAAGTTAAATTAAAAGTTACTTTTAACTTATAAATATTGGAGTAAAAGTAGATGTAACAGGATTTTCCTCTACATTCATCATGTCATAATATGTCTTGATCATCCAGTTGCCAAGTATAAGGGCCGAATACGAGTCCTTTCTTGCTTTTCCTGGACCTGTCTGCCTTCTTAAGTTTAAGGGCAATCCAAAAGTCTGAGTACCTTGAGGAGTCGATGTAACCTGTATTAAGGCACATTGATTTTTTGTATAATTAATCATGTCATACTGATGCTCTAAAAAATCTATTACATTTAACTTTCCAGTAGACTTTTGCATCTCTTTTTGGTTTGGCATGAAAATTAAATCATCTATTGGGAGTTTTTTCTTAATTTGTATGTTGTAAGATTTATCGAGAGGCCTAGATGCAAACCATATTCTCTTATGGTCGAAGTTCGCTTGTAAAAGTTCATTCGCTTTTCTTATCCAGTCTGCAGTGGGTTTCCTTAGAATACATATCCTATTGTCTTTCAGGTTGTATTGAGTCTTAGCTTCTCTTAAGCATTCTTGATAGTTTTCTGAATCATCTAGGTTTGCTGTTATTTCTTTTATTTCTATTTTCTTTTGGCTGGATAGTTCACTAGCATTTAATGCTTGGATAAACTGCACTCCACCTCCGTAGTCACCAACTATCGCAACAATATTAAATTGTTCTAATATATAGTGGAAGTACTTTATATGCTCTTTCATTTTTAGGCCAGGGACAGCGTAACTATGAACTACGGTACCAGTCCTTGTGTTGTCATTCAACTTTAAAACATGCATTGCAAAGTCGTCTGAGCTTTCACTTTCTGCCCAGCTTGGGTCAAACGCTAGAAGGTATTTAGAGTCTCTGTCTCCAGCTATCTCAGTGGAAGGGTCTTCTCCGTCTTTGATCGTGCAAGCTTTCATGGTTGATGTTTTAAAGAATCCAGAACTATCGTCCGTAAAGATAGCTCCAAACTCCCTGTCAAACTGAGACTGACTCATGGTTTGCTTTGATTGGTTAATCAAATTTTGATCGTATAGAGCTTTAGGTGCTACATCATAACTAAAGTGCATTATGCACCTATTGGATAGGTCTTTATTCATTTCGTCTCTACCATTAATTATGAGGTCCTCAAAAGTTTCATAAACTTTGTACAAATATTCAAACTTGTAACTGGCAGAGGAAAGTGCTATCAATTTATTGTTTGGCCATTTTTTTCTATCCTCTTCCCTCATTTCTCCTCTTGCAATAAGCTGGTCTTCGATTTTTGTGTAGTTTTCTCTTTCTGTTGGGTTTTGAACTACACTAAGGAAAGGCAGTATAACTTCGTTGTAGACATGTTCTGGCATTAATAAGAACTCATCAATGATAATCCTATGGAACCTAAATCCCCGAAGCTTTGAGCCATCGCCCAACGGCAAGGCTATGATCTTTGAATCTCCTATCTCCAGGGTCCATTGATCATTCTTTTTTGATTTTTTTGTTATACATTGAGAAAGAAATTCTGCCTGAGGTTTTTTAGCTATGTCTTCTATTTTTTCAAATATCATTTTCGACTGCCTGAATGTTGCAGCCAAAATACCTATCTGGATGCCCTGATTGAACATTGCGTCGAGGTATGCGTATATAGCTGTACTAAAGGACTTTGACATACCACGGCTCCATATGCCTAAAAAGTAATCTGCTTCAAGCATTGCCTTAATAGCCAAATGCTGAAAAGGAAATAGTTGAACTCCAGAGATTAAATCAGTAGCAAAAGTTACATTAGACCTAAGGAATTTATACAAATGATACTTAGCCTCGTCTTCGTCTAAGTATCCTTTGATTCTTTTAATTTCTTCGTTTGTGCTTTCGAAGTCGCTATGATATTTTTGCTTTCCTGTTTCCCAAGTCATTTTTTATCTATAAAGTATTGCAAGTCTACATCCCAAAGGTTTTTGCCATAAAACAATATTTTAGGGATGATCTGTACGGATTCTTTTCTTCCACCAGAAAAGACGAATTGGCACGAACCTTTGTATTCGTGAGATATCTCTCTCATGTTGTGCCAGACATAAGATAGATTGGATTTATACTTTGTCCTCATGTTGTTTTTAATTATTTCATCTATTGTAGATTCTATTACTACAAAGATATATGATGAAAAACCTTTTGCCCTATCTAGTTCTCTTTTAAATCTTTCTATACCTGATGAAAATGTGGTTTTAAAATCCGTCTCACTTTTTCTGTCAACATATGTATAATCGTAGTGAGGTGCTCCTATGGCATAGTCCCCGAAGTCAAGCTTCATGTCCATTGAGCTTGAAAATTTCAAGGGTTGCTGTTCACGGGTGTCTATAAGTATTTTTAAATTATTAAAGAAATCATCTTCCTTGAAAAAGTCTTTCATTATATTTCTGCCAAATAATGGCATTATTTTTAGTTCCTCGCAAGCCTTAGAATAAGATCCGAAGAATTTTTTATATAAATCAATGCTCGGAAGTTCGTTGAGAACGATCTCTGTGTGACAGGGCGCATGCTTAAGCTTTTTGTCTTCAATCCTATTAGAAAGTCTTTTGATCAAATAACTCTTGGCTTGACTTTCGTCGGCATATTCGAGCCAAGAAATTAAATTATCATTATTTATAAAATCTATTTCAAAATAATCTTTTTTATTGCTAAATGGCAAAAGGGCACCAGTATGCAAATCTTTACGCTGATAAAAATTAACATAATATTCAGCCAATGTAATTTTATGAATTTTTGATATATGCATATGAAGGCCCTTGTCGTTCTTAAACGACTGCCCGCATACTTTGCATTCGACACTCATAAAAATAAAACAAAAAATTATTTCTTATAAACACTAGCATAACCTTCGGTTACAAGTAAATCATTAATAGAAACAAAATCTTCTTGAACCCCTATATCATCCTCTAGATAATATATGGTGCCTACCACCCGCCCATACTTGCCTATACTCACGCTTTCTAGGTACACACTGTTTGTACTGCAGATCTCGCTAACGCGAGCCTTAGCAGATAGCCCCAAACTTTTCTCATTTTTACGATCTTCTAGATTTTTAATTTTACTTTGTAATCTAGTCTCTGGAGCGTCTATACCATATAATCTTATTCTCTTTCTTACTGTTATACGGAAACCCAAGTCTATATCTGCATCTATTGTATCGCCGTCTATTACTCTTATGTTTGACAGCTGATAGACATATAGGCCTGATGTCATAGGTTTTCGACAGTAGTTTTGTCATCAATTACCTTGTCTTCTGGTTCTACGATTTTCTTTACTGATGTACTCGAGGTTTCTTTGCCGCCTACATCCTCTTCAGCCAGGTTCTTTGGGCTAATGATAGCACTAAGAGCTTTAATGATAACTTGATCCGTTTCGGTAATGGGTTCGAAGTCTTTTTCTTTTTCGAAAATTCGTTCGATCATTTCGTACTCATGGTCGCCAATTAATAATTCAATTTTCTTCATATTGCATCCTTTTTTGATATTCCTAAAATTCTAGCTTTCCAGCTTTCCATATTATCTAATCTGTCAGCCTCTTCTTCAACTAATTTTTTCTGCATCTCCGCTATTTCAATCATTTGGTTTCTTTGCTCTTCTATCTGAAAGTTTCTCACCAAAGTTAATATGCTGGCATTTTCTTTTTGTCTATTCCTGAGTCTTTCAGCTCTGTCTCCATTTAATTTTTTAATTAGCGACTCCATCCGCTTTTCGCACTTATCATATTCATCTGTCTTTGATTTGAGTACTTCTGCCAGTCTAACCGTCATATCTTGCTGGTCTTCGACTTCATTAAACATGATGTTTAGTTTTTCTATGTGCGACGATATATTTTTTAAATTAATATAATCAACACAAACATTGATATATAAGTTCACTTCATCACTGGTAAGGTCTGGTTTATCCCATATGGCTCTTACAAACTCGGCCTCGAATAATTCTCTATCTTTTTTACTACTATAATTATTTATTACCTGTATTAATCTTGGAGCCGACAAGTTTTTGATTAATTGCTTTGCACATTCTAAGTCTTCATGGTTCATTGAGCCTTCTTGATGATCTAAGTGGCAATATGTGTTTATTTTATCTATAGATACCTTTATTGTTTTAGGAGGCTTATATTCTTGATTGATCGCCGATTCACTTTCGTGAACAAAGTTTGGCTCATATTCCTTCAAGAACTCCAGTACGGCAAGATGGTGCTTAGATAATCTCTTTACATTAATGTCTGGGTATAATATTTCGGAGATCTGGAATGCACTAAGTCCATTTTCAGCTTGAACTTTAATGAAATCCACTTCTCTTTCAGATAGCTCTACTTCTTTAACTTTTTCCCATGCAGTCGTTTGGTAGTCAAGGCTTCTGTTAGCTAAAAAATCTCTTACAGCCCTACCTTCTTTAGTTCTTCCGTCCAAAGAGTCATCTTCAAAAACTAACCTAGTGAGATCTGTTAGGTTCGGAGTGCTATTAAAGTTTTCTAATAGTTTATTCTTTTGTTGGTTTGTCAGTTTCATTAGTATCTCCGTTAAGAAAAACAATACCTTTGTCATCTAGTATTTTTTCAGCTTTTTCTTTTAAGGTGTTTTTTAAATTCTTAATTTGCTTATAACCAGCTTTCCTGCCAGACTCACTGCTCTTGAACCCCATTTCTTTTGCCGCATCTTCATCGGAAAGATTTTGTATAAATAACAGGTCAAATGCTTGCCACTGTCTTTTATTTAAAACCTTCTTTAGTTCTGACACTAATTTTTTGATAGACTGGTCTATGTCTTGATCTGATTCTGTATATGTTTTTTCTACTTCGTGTAGATGGTTTTCTATTGATAGTGTGATTTTTACGTTGTATGCTTGCTTTTTTGTTTTTTCCCACTTCTTGTACAGAGGGCAGGTGCTATCTTGAGCGCCGCTAGACGTAAACATACATTGATTTTCTGAAGCCTCCATGGCGAAAGGGCAATTTAGGCATGGACGAGCATAATTGCTATAATTATTCCTTAAGATATTCTTAAATTGATTGGATATAATTTTGTTCAACCAAGGTTTTATGGGTCTTTCCTGATCCCATTGATCCCACTTCTTATGAATATGGGCTCGTATAATCTGACTTACATCATCAAAATCAATCCACGAAACAGAGTTAAGGAACCAATTGTTCCTCCTCTTGGCTAGTTCGCAATCGATTATATCAGAATAGTCTTCATATTTACTCTTTATTTTCTTTTTGTCCCTCATTCAATATACTGCCAAGATTAAATATATTGTCTTGAGGTACCTCGATATCATATTCTAAATTTGCTAGAGATGGAACTTGATCTGCATCAGTTTCGTCCTCGCCTATTTCTTTTATCTTTTGTCGCTCCGTATTTCTTTGCATGACTTTATTAGTTGATGAAATACTGCTGTCCATGGGTTCCCCACATGAACTGCAGAATTTAGGCTTAGCGGAAGAGTACTCTATCTTCGCTCCACAGGTAGTACAAAATATTGACCTCATTAGTTATAATATAATAATATTATAAAAAAATCAATTTAAATTAAATATGCTGACAATATCCTTGCTTGCCGCCTCATAAATTTGTTCATATCTTTATGGGAAACGCAGTCTTCTCCGCTTTTGGAGAATTTATAAATAGGGGATGCTTGATTTTTTACAAAATCTATCCCTAATATTCCTATGATTTTTCCTTCTAAAGTTTTTAATGGTATGTTATATATGGATAAAACACCTTTTGACATTATTACATTTTTAAAAGAATGATCATCTATAGTTAAAGTGTCTTCGTAGCAATATTCCTGATTCTTCATAATATCACTTATGTACTTATGATAGTTCGACACTAAATGGTTTTGGGAGTCGTGACATTCCCTGCTGGTTCCTGCTGAACTAACCTCATGTGTGCAGCTAAATTTCTGTTGACTTTTCCCTGATATATAATATCCGCCATTATGAAACTGCATTATATATGCCCTGTCAGAACCTGTTGTATCAAGAATGTACTGTAAGCATATTTCTATGTTTTCATTGTTTTCCACATCCTGCATGATGGGGTCTTTTTTAGCAGCCTTCCTTTTGTCTATAGCAAGTTTACCAAGCAATGTGCATGTTATGGTTGCTGTAGCACTTATCACAGCTACGATTATTTCTGTCCACTCCATACTTATGTATACACTTAGATTAAAGTGTTTTTAATTTTTTAACTATAAACTTCAATATTTTACTTCTTAATATGTCTCTTTCAGTGAATACGAAAGTATGTATGCCGTTTTCCCTGCTTTCTTCATCATTAAAAAGGTCAAACATTGGCTTAAAGCCGCTCTTGCCATTAATATCGCTCTGCATGGGATCTCCGCATATAAAAAGTTTTGAGTTGTCACCTATCCTAGTTATTAGCGTTACCAGTTCCTTGAAGGAGAAATTCTGAGATTCATCAGCTATTACAACCTTATTGTTCCAGCTTGCACCTCTTAAGAAGTTTATCGGCATTGCCTGGACCCTGCCAGACTCAACCAGGTCATCCTTCAGGCTATTGGTAGGGGGTAGCAGCTCTATAAGCTTATCCTCTAACGGAGCCATGTATGGATTGAATTTATCCTCAAGTGTTCCTGGTAGCGCACCAAGCCCTTTATCTGCGCTCTCAATGGCAGTCCTTACATAAAGAAGATCTAGCTCCTCATCTTTTTGTAATATTCTTAAGGCCGACATAACGGCCATGTAGGTTTTTGTTGAGCCAGCTGGTCCAGACACGAAAACAACCTTAGTATCTAAGTCGGTGCAAAGATCAAGAAATCTCCTTTGCTTGTCGGTAATTTTTTTACCCCTTACTACGAATTTTGCTTTCAAAGAATCTGCCAGGTCTATATTTTCTGTTATTTGAGGTTTTTTCCTAGACATAAATTTTTTAAAATTTAATATATAATATATTACACTAAGAATAAGTGTAATTATATATTTATATTTATAGTAAAACTAAATGTCAAAAATTTCAAAAATTTCAATAATGGAGCTCCTGTCAAAAAACTTCACTTCATATGTCTCTACTCAGTGGCTTAAGACGCCAATAGACAAAGACGGCAGGTGCCCTTCTGAGATGATGAAGGATGGAGATTTAGATAAAGTTTACAAATTACTCAAGAAAGAAGTAGCCAGCAAAAGATGCAAATAGAATATTTAACAGACGAGCAAAAAATTTCCTGGGGGACTGTTTTTCAATATGACACTAGAGACAACTTAGTCTCTAACAGTAATATCGACTCATGGACAACATACCCATATCCAAACGTGGATTATGGCCAAGGAAGTAATGACCTAGGTTTTATATCTCCCTTAGAGGGGGCATCCGCAGTTATATTAGATGTAGATGTTTCTGATGAATCAGAGTATACAAGCTCTAATGTGAGAGTCAAGGTTAGACCTCAAGCGAGCGCAGGCGGGACTATTGACCCGCTTACTGGCACTAATATAATGAGTCATGAAATTGAAGCTGTAAATCTAAAAGGGTTCCAGAGGTCTCCTAGTCATAAGCAGGTTCAGGTTATAGTTCCTTTAAACAGGAATGGAACATTTGATTATTCGTACGAAGTGACTGGGGAGTTACCCCTACTAAGACACATTAAAATTGTTGGAAAAATTTCTGAGTTTGATGTTGAATCCTTAAGTCAAGGAACTAAAATTAGCCAACTTCCTTTTACGGAGGCAGAGGTTGACGATCTCTTTGTAGTCTCTAGATGCGAAGATGATACGACTACTAGGAAATTTTTAACAGCAAGTGAAGGTAGTAATAAAATACCTGACTTTTCAGAAGGAACAAGGAACTACAATGCAAGTTATGGAGTATCTCTTTACCATTTGAAACAGGGTCTGGGAATGGGAGCCTACTGTACAATAGTAAAAGGTGATAAAGGAATCATAGACCTATCTAAAAGCTGTTTTGTCAATTGCCACCTAGCGATTCACCCAGGGAAACAAGGGGCAGGAACCTATCAAATAATCACTACAAATGGACTTTACAAAGAAGAGAATAAGGTTACTGTTATCGCTTCAAGCTCTTCTGGGTCAGACAATGTTTTAAAGGAAGGGGGCTTCCTCTCTGTTGGTGCAATTGAAATGGAAAAGAATAACGAGCCAGATACTTTGCCAAAAATCCAAGGCGCAAAGGTCACTGATTCCTGGAATGCTGTAGTTGAGATAACACAATACAAGCCTTCGTTTAAGTTGGTTACGCTTCAGATTCCACATGACGATAAAAAAGATAAATCTCCCCACACAGTTTATGGGCCTCCAAGTGATCCAACCCCACTACAGTATTGCCCAACAGTATTGTATGTAAGTTTCTTCGGACAATAATCATGAATTTAAAACAATATATAGTAGACAAAGGCGATGAAAGTTTTTCAATGACCGTCGGAGATATTGACGATCCTGGATTCGTTGCATCCCTTAAAGATAAAGATTATTGGGAGTATTCGGGCGAGGACCTGTTATGCGAAGACGACCCTTCAAATAATTTTGGATTTGCATATAAATTAGAAAATCGCAAGGTAGTTATTGATATTGAAAAAGCCAAAAAAGGTTACCTTGAATGGCTTAAAGAGCTAAGAGAAATTAAGCTTAAGGAGCTTGACATAGATCAAATGAAGGCCATGGGCGAAATGAACTTTGACAAGATGAAAGAAATAGAGGATATCAAAAAAGGTCTAAGAGATATGCCCGAACTCATTAATTGGGATTCTATAGAGACTATCTACGACTTAACCCATGTCTTCCCTCCTATTTTGCTATGATAAGAAAGTTCCGCCCCAGCTCTCGTCTAATTGAAAGCGTGGGATTTTTGGAGGAAATATATAAAAAACCCCCTGCACCCATTAAAACGGAAGAAGGGGTTCAGTACACTTCAGAAAACCACCTTTATAATGTTATTAGAACACCTTTAGATGTTTGTGAGGTTAGCATGCTAGATAACATAACTTTTCCCAGAAAAAATAAATCTCAACTTTATAGATCAGTTTCTCTTGATTACCCGAAGTGCTCAATAATTTTGAGCGGCAGCTTTTTTTACCCCAAAAATGGCTACATGTCTTGGCATACAAATAAAGACGCTCCAGGCCTAAGGCTTTATCTATCTTATACTGAACATGAAAATAGTTCTTTTTTTATATATAAAGATGGGAATGATATCATAAAAGACCCCGACTATGTAGGATGGACAGCTAGAGAATTTTTAATAGATAAAGATAATCTATTATGGCATTCAGTTTTTGCCTATAAGCCAAGAATATCTACAGGAGTAAGAATAATAAATAATCTTCTTTAGAAAATATTATCTAAAAACGATATCAAGTAAGCAACTCCGACGCAGCAGGATACATAGGCCATTCCTAGGCCAAGAAAACAAGCAGCAGCGAAAGCTATCTCTAGCACCCTTTTCACGAACTATAAAAGCTTTGAAGCTTTTACTTCTTATTGTATACTGATACAAATTTTTTATACCAGTATGTTCCGTTTCTCCTTAAGCTGTCATTTGATTCCCTGATGTACTCTAGTATACTCTCAGAAAGCTCAACTTTTTTTTCAATAAATTCGTCCACTGATTCCTCCTTAATCTCGCGCAATATGTCTTGGAGAAAGTCTATATAGGGACAAGTGTTTCCAGGTATATCTGGAGACTCGCTTCTAATTTTATCTAAACTTTTTCTCATACATAATATGGTACACATAAAAAAACCCCCATTTCTGAGGGTTTACCAGAATCAAAGCATTCGGGTTAGAGTATTTTTACCTTTTTAGACTTTTCTGGCTTTTTCTTCGGTACGGTTATTAATAATAATCCGTTTTCGAACTTTGCTTTTATTTTATTAAAGTCAAAACTATCTTCTAGCTTAAAAGATCTAGTAAAACTTGACCTTTTTAACTCTTTTCTTACATATTTATGGTCTTCAGGTCTTGCATCCTCTCTCTTGGATCCTTTAATAGTAAGGACTCCCTCCTCAAAGTCTACACTTACTTCCTCTTTTGATAGTCCTGGAATTTCTGCCTCAAAAATTAAATTCTTTTCAGAATCTATGATATCTACTTTTGGATAACTATTGTTTCCAAAAAAATTAACGCCAAACTCTTGGGAGAAATCTGGGAATGCTTTTCCCATCATTTCATCAAACATCGAGTCAAATGGAGTTAAAAATTCATTTCTCCTTGCAGGGAGTAACGATTTGCTACTGAGCGAATTTGTCATATCTATTCCTTTACTTTATAATGTTATGAGCCCTTTTGGCACTCAAGAAGCCCCGATTTGAGTGCTTCCAATATATAAGTAGAAAGAATTATGCCAATTTATACTGGTGTACCGTAACGGCCATCTTGGTGATTTGCGTGAAGATTCGCGCCGCCGTTATGTCCATTTCCCCTGACAATGCAGCCGTCCCCATCAGAAATAGTAATAGTTGTGTTTGGTTGAACCGAAGTCCTGTCCCCAAACTTTGTATCGCCATCAGATGTGAGACTTAAATTACCCCCGCTCTTGTTGAGTATCGTGCAGTGCCATCCGATGCCGTAATTGCCATCAAAGGTCAATGTACTGCACCCAGGACAAGCCACAATCAGTTTTCCTATATCGTTTACGGTTACGCCAGAATTAGCGGTTAACTCAACACCTTGCATTCTTGTTGATTGCAAGAGTTGAAGCTCTCCGTTGTCTTTTACATAAAGACTTCCGCTTGCGGTGTCGAGAAGCATCTGCCCGCTATCTACATAATCGTGAATGGTTCTGCCTTGGGGATCTGGAGTCCATGCTCCATTGTTCCATACCCATGTCGTTCCTGACTCTACGTCAAATACCATATTATTGATCGTTGGGTCAGGTTTAGGGTTAAGGGATAATCCTCCCTGAGTCACTCCGTTGAACATTAAATCGCCCCAAGAGCATGCACCTTGTGACGCTGCAACAAGACCCCAGTTACCTGGGGTTTGAAACTCATTTAACCTGGCATCAACGTTTAAGTCTATATCAAAAACAGGATTTCCCCAGTCTGCTGAATCCCAACTTGGAGCAGTAGATACATCGTCAATAGCCCAAATTCTAACTCTGTTTGGCCTTCTTTCTATTTTTACAGGACATCCGTTATAAGCGCTCCAACCTGCTCCTCCTGTAGAATTAGCGAAAGCTTCACTAAATGTACCCGCAGGTGCCGATGCTATAGTAACTCCAGTAGGGAGCGCCTGATTGTAAACAAATCTAAAACCACCTCCTACATTCAAATTTCTGTAAACTATAAGGGTTGAATCTAGGGGGCTCTGTGAATCAATATCCGCAGGGTTGCCACGATTTAATGCTATGACAAACCCGATCATGTCATCATCGCGTCCAGTAGATTTTAAAACAATCGTTGCGTCGTAAGTATCATAAACTTCATCAGGAGGACTGGCAAACCCAATCCAAAAATTACTATTTATCCCCTGGGTAATTTCATTGCTTGCATTTAAGGTCCAACCACTTTCTTCGGCTCGCGTAGTGGTTGTCAAGCTGCCAACGTTGCCAGTAGTCCATCCAAATGAACGTCCAATATGATTTCCGCATGAGCTTGTGCCGTCATCGATAAGAGGGTTGGTAGTGTAAAAAGGGTCATTAAATAGATAATTGTACTGGTCTGTACCCATGTTGTTATTCGCAACTGTTCCGTGTGAAAATCTATAAAAATCAGTAAGTATACGTTGAAAGCTAGCAGCCGTTCTTTGTTCAGAACTAGCCTGACCAAAATTCACAAGCTGGGTTCTCTCTGCGGCAGAAGCTTTAATGAGTAATTTCTTTGCAGAAACGTCTGTTGTTCCCAGACCGTCATACATTAAATGCTCTCCGTCATTTGTGGAAGTCGGAAGGGCTAATAATGGTTGGCCGTTAACTGTTGGCGGGCTTTGGTAAGTTACGGTTGTTCCAGGGGTGTTGTTTATATTATTTATTGATGTGGTTAATGCACTCTGAACCGCTGGAATAGTTGTTATAGCTGTTGACACTTGAGTATTAAATGAATCCTGCACACCTGTATCGCTTGATATGGCTGTTGATAGCTGTGTATTAAAAACATCTTTGACATCATTACTGTTCGATATCGCTATTCTAACAAGATCCTCTGAGGTTACAGCGACAAGCGTGTCAACAGAATTGACTCCTATAATTTTTGTAGAATTATTAGCTACACCTACTGGGATATCAAGAGATCCATCTCCATCGCTATCAGTCGAAAGTCTTTTCCACATCACTGTTAGGTCCCATAGTCGCCTTGAGAGGTAGTCACATGGATATTTGCACCGCCGTTATGCCCATTTCCGTAACATTTCGCCTCCCTTGAATTGCCAAGGTTAATTTCTGTACGACCTGGGCCGAGGAGGTCTCCGAATCTTGTTACACCAGAGGTATCAAGGGTTATGGTGCCTCCACTCTTGTTCAGCACCGTACAATGCCATCCGATGCCGTAATTGCCATCAAAAGTCAACGTGCTGCACCCAGGGCCAGCTATAATCAGTTTTCCTATGTCATTTACCGTTATGCCAGAATCAGCGGTTAGCTCAACACCTTGCATTCTTGTTGATTGCAAGAGCTGAAGCTCCCCGTTATCCTTTACATAAAGACTTCCGCTTGCGGTGTCGAGAAGCATCTGCCCGCTATCTACATAATCGTGAATGGTTCTGTTTTGGGGATCTGGAATCCATGCTCCATTGCTCCATACCCATGTCGTTCCTGACTCTACGTCAAATACCATATTATTGATCGTTGGGTCAGGTTTAGGGTTAAGAGATAGCCCACCTTCGTTTACACCGTTAAAAAGTAAATTAGCCCAGCTGCAGTCTCCCTGGGACGATGCAACAAGACCCCACCTGGCAGGCTCTCTAAATTTAGCTAAAGTTGCAGCGCTTACTCCGTTATTTGCCACAGTTAGATCCACACTAATATAATTACCAGCATCCCAACTTGGGTCATCAAGTGGAGGAGGCTGTGCTACGTTTTGAATAAGCCAAACCTCGATAAGGTCTCGGCTTCTTTTAAATTTTATAGCATCTCCGTTTGGATTTAGGGTACTCCAGCCAGTTCCATTAGGATATGTTCCAGTACTGTCCCAAGCTAATATTACTTGATCATCTTGTTGTAAATTATAAACTATTGAAAATTTTTGAACACTAGGAGCTTGCGCACCTATAGTATGATTACCAATTTCATTTGTTCTAATAACACTAATCGTCTCGTCGCCTATTGCGTTTCCGTTTTCATCAGTTTGGCATAAGCATAAAACAAATCCCAAAAGATCATTGTCGGGATCACTACTCCTAAGCAATATACTTCCTTCATATGTATCATAAAGGATTTGGCTAGCAAAGCCTAGCGCCCCAGTCCAATTAATTGGCTGAGTCAAATTGTTGTTGTTATCAATTACCCACGCTTGCTCGAGATTTCTAGTCCTGGCCATGAAAAAGCTGTCACCAGGGGTTAGGTTATATGCTGCAATCCCGTTAACCGAGAATCGATCTCCATCTATTCTGGTGACTGTAAACGATTGTCCTGTAAGTAATGGAGCTGGAATATCCGATCCGCTAAACGTGACTGTTTGTCCAGTTAGCAAACCATGGTTTGTTAAAAAAAGGGTTGCTCCACCTATATTATTGTGGGCTATTCTATCACTAACATTAACAGCTGTCCCTGCATGATCGTTACCACCATTATGACTAAACCTATAGAAATTATCAAGTATTTCCTGAAAACTAGCAGCCGTTCTTTGCAGAGAACTAGCCTGACCAAAATTCACAAGCTGGGTTCTCTCTGCGGCAGAAGCTTTAATGAGTATTTTTTTTGCAGAAACGTCTGTTGTTCCCAGACCGTCATACATTATATGCTCTCCGTCATTTCTGGAAGTCGGAAGGGCTAATAATGGTTGACCGTTAACTGTCGGTGGGTTTACATAAGTTACAGTTGTGCCCGCTTGGTTGTTTACATTATTTATTGATGTCGTTAGCGAAGTTTGAACTCCCGCATCATTCGTGATTGCGTTTGAAACTTGAGTATTAAAAGAATTTTGAACAGTAGCATCATTCGTAATCGCAGTTGAAACTTGTGTGTTAAAAGCATTTTTTACGGTATTACTATTAGATATTGCTTCCTGTACTACATCTTCTCCTACTACAGTAGTAACTACGTCAGCAGCAGTTATCGCCAACATTTTGTTGGAGTTTATAGCGGTAGACGCGACAATATCCTTTAGTCTTTTCCAGCTCACTTTTTATATTTTTTCTTATTCTTATATCCAGAATCAGAAACTGGAACGCATTTGCCGTCTTTCTCTGCATATCCAGGTTTGCATTTTGGCGGGTAGCCAGCTTTATCATCGGCTTTAGATTTTTTCTTTTTTTCTAAAATTGTTTTTTTAATTGCGTCTGGTAGTTTTTTTTGCTGATCGGTCAATCCAGATTCTTTTTTACCCTTATCTTTATCATCTTCTGCTTTAGCTTTTTTCTTCTTTGGGCCTTGGGCTTTTTTGAGAGACTTTTCATCTGGGTAATCTTTATCACCTGGTTTTGCAGGCTTGTAATTCTTGCCCTCTCTTTTTTTCTTTTCTCTGATATTATGCCAAAGGCCTTTGCCTTTTGCATCAGATTCGTCAAGAAACTCTACCATTTCGTCCTCGAGTTCTTCAAAGTTTTGTTCTTCACCTTTGGTCATCTTAGTGACGCTCTTCTTGCTCCACATCTTGCAGCTCCAGTATTTTGCCTTTGTCTTTGGTCCTGGATTGTCGCAACCATGTCTGGCTCTGAAGCTTTTTCGGCGAGCAGGGTCATCACGTTTGATAGACATGTTCGGATCTCCGAAATTTACTTTTACAACATTGCCTTTTTCGTTCTTAACATATACGGAGAACTTTTTTGGTCCGCCAGAAGTGCGAAAAGGTTTGTTAAGCTTTTTGCCAGTTTTTTCTTCTGCAGCCCAAGCTTCTTGCGTTAACTCTTCTTCAAACCCCTCTTGCTCGAGAAGTTTTGCTTTAATCTGATCGGTGAAATCTATTTCGCTCATAATATATTATAACTGGATTACTACTAGTATTACACCTTTTTAATAAAAAATCGGCGGCATAATGTTATTTATTAATTAACCTTGTGTTTATATTATTATAACTTGCACACAGAGCTGGGTATTTTGGCAGATTTTGTTTGTTTGTTTTTCTTAGAAGATTAAGATTTATTATATTTATATTACTGTTTATTATGAAAATGAGTTTTTATTATTCCCTTTTGGGAAAATCCCCCTCGGGATTTTTTTTACATTAGCAATTTATTGAAACATTAATTTATTATTTTGAGAATGAGAAAAGTGCCCCCCCGCCGCCCGCTGGCTTTGCCTGATTTGGTAATATTCAAAAAATTGGGGGGTAGCATTTTGTGAATAACTTTACAAAATAAATGTTGCAATTACTAGGTTTTACCTTTAGATTGTATATATGGATAAAGGAATTGAACTAATCAAAAAAGTTAAAGCCGACATCGCCCGATGCACCGAAATCGTGCGCGAGTCAAATGACATCTACATGGTGCAAAATGCCGCGCTGATGATCAAGGAAAATCAACGTTGGCTTGCAGAATGGGATTTGCAAAACAAGATCGCAATGAGCAACAACGTAAAGAAATAATCTTTTTTTCTTGCGCTTAACCATTTTATCGCTTACATTATACTTATATGAAAAATACTAACACATTCAAGAAGGGCGACGTTGTTTTGACACGTTGCAAAAAAATATATCAATTAGTAGATGATCCCATTGATCATCCATCGTTTGGTGCTTGCGCTAACGTGCGCAAGTACAACACCAACATAACCCACGGCATCCGACTAAGGGACGTGCGCCATCACCCATTCTTTAAATAATGGTCTTTGAACTATTCGCTTTCGCCATCATATCAATCATAATAGTAGGAAATCACAACAAATGAGAAAAGTAACCCAACGAATCAAGGACGCCTTCGAGCAAGGCAAATCTTTAAAAGTCGGCAATACCGAGACAGACGGGCAAACCGTTTGGCTACATGGTAATGCCATCGTCAAGCGTGACGGGTGGGGCGTGATTGAGTGGTCGCTTGCAGGTTGGAACACACCCACCACACGCGAACGCATCAACGGCATCACGGGCGCAGGCGTCCATCAAGTCAAATTCGAGCCTGTCCTAAATGGTGAAGTCATTGACTCATCCGATTGGCACTTTTGCAATCAAAAGTTGCCCGATCCTCTCGTGATCTAAGTTGGCGCGGTACTTGAACGCCGCTTTCACAAGCCGTTGAGTATCAGGTACTTGCGGCGCGGGGGCGCTGTAAGTCGTTGATATGCAACAACTTATGACAAAATGAAAAAAAGTGAAAAAAAAGTTTGCAATTAGCTCTGCAACGTGGTACCTTTAGGTATGTTAAATAAGAAAATACAACAATTCATTCAAGACAATGGTCTTGAGCGTATCCAAGCAAGCCCAATGTCCGAGGCTTTTGACCTTTGGGAATGCCCAGGGGGTCACGTTTGGACTTTCGAGATGATCAAGCAAGCAGTAAAATAATTTACTTTTTTCTTGCAATTCAACAGAAAATCCTTTAAGTTTATAATATGTTAAATACTTCAAATAGAAATGTCCCCACTCGGAAAGTCGAGTTCCTTAATGTGACTATGCAAGTCACTAAGAGATTCCAAGATGACCCTAGTATTGTCAAGACTCAGCGCTTGCGCTTCTCTGCTGACCTAGATCAGGAACTAGATCATGCTTTTCTCAAGTCCCATGCTGATATGGTTTTTAAGTTTTGGGACATCTTAGATGTCGAGCTTGTTCACTCTTTCGTAGACTCAACCGATCAATACCTATACTAATATGATAACAATAAAACAAAACCCTAACTTTACCAAGTTCTTCCAAGTGTTCGCCTTTGGGCAGTACATCGACGAAGTAGAGCGTCGTGGCAAAGCTATACGAATAGCTACCAAACTAGCCAAGCAACATAAGCAAGACTTTATCAATGTTGACGGCTCGATGCAAAACATCTCGTAAGTCGTTGATAATCAGGCACTTACGGCGCCCCTGTTGCGAAAGTCGTTGATATACAGCAGCTTACGCAAAAACAGGATCGTGCAATAAAATAATCGAAAGTTTTTCTTGCTTTTTTAGTTTTTATATGATACCTTTAGGTATGATTAACTTAACACAAAGAGAAAAAATCCTTCTAAAATTCGTCATTGCTAAGCAAAAAAAAGCTTGACTTTTGGCTAAAACTCTACTAGATTGTACTTATGAATAAAACAGAAATGCTTAAAGAAATATCCATCCTCCATGAAACCCTAAAGGACTGCGTCCTTAGTCCTGCCGACAAGGTTGCGATACGCAACGAGATCGGTGACCTGCAGGACAGGGTTGCCCTCTTGGACTTCCAAGAGCCCGAGGACATAGACTACGGATACCACGCCCAACACGACATGTGATATAAGCCGTTGAGTATCAGGTACTTGCGGCGCGGGGGCGCGGTAAGTCGTTGATATAGAGCAACTTACGAAAGCCCTGTACAGATACCATGCCAACCCATGCGGTAGTATTGTGCAATAAAATAGTTGAAGAAAAAGTTCGCTTTTTCTTGGTTTGCGTGCTATATTGTATTTATAAAGTTAAGATAATATGAGTTCATTCAAAATCAAATCCCGTATCAAAGAAGTAAACGCCAAGCTTGCCCAAGCTACCGACTCGCAAGAGATCGCCCAACTGAAGAACGATCTTCAGGAGTGGAAGAACATTCTGCATGATGTCCAAATGCAAGAGTTTGAGGATCAAGTCGGCTTCAAGTCAATGGAGCAAAACGCAGGCGTTTGGGACGAACGCTAAAAAAGCAAAAAAAAGTTTGCAATTACCCAAAAACTAGTTTAAATTAAATACATATGATAAAAGAAATCCAAGAAAAAATAAAAAGAACTCACGAGCGAATCGCTGATTGGAACGCCTTACGCGACCATTCTAAAATGGGAGTCCATTATGTAGATATGCAATTGCAATGGGAGCATGACCGACTTACCCGATTAGAGCACAAGCTCGATTCCCTAATCTCTTCACTATAAACGACTTATGTATATACTAAAATCCATTCTCAACCAAGCGGGCGCCGTTTGGACAGTTGAAAGCATCGCCATGCGCAAGCGTGACGCAGAGCGCCTTTACCGAAGGCGTCAAGCCGAAAGTGACGGCTCACGCCGTTACGGGCTTTTCTCGGTCTAAATTGGCGCGGTACCTGAACGCCGCTTTCATAAGTCGTTGAGTATCAGGCACTTGCGGCGCGGGGGTTGCGTAAGTCGTTGATAGTCAATAACTTAGATCAAAAGCAGACCAAGGCCCGCCCGCCTTTTATTTGGCTTACTTGTATTTATCGTTGAATTAATTTGACATAAGCCCGCAATAACGTTACTTTATATATATGGAAAACGAAAATGATTCACTCGCCCGCCTCGCCCACGCCAACGGCATCACTGATGTCGAGTTTGAAGCTCGGGAGAAAGAGCTTGCCCGTCTTGCTCGCCTTGAGAAAATACTCGCTGATGTCCGTAACAGCGACGAGCCCGCCGAGATGCCCGAGGTTCACCGCAACCATGAAGAGCCTAGCTTGGACTAATACGACTTCTGATGTAAGTCGTTAATAGTCAAGCGCTTGCGGCGCGGGGGCGTCGCAAGTCGTTGATTAGCAACAACTTACGAGCTTTATCTACATAATAAAGAATTAGCCCAACTTATTTAAGCTATTTGCATCTCTTCCTCTTCTCCTTGCATCATAAAGAGTCTACCCTCGGGATTCCATCCCCTGTCTGAAACATCGTAAAACTCTCCACTTTTAAGATTAACCTTTAGGCAATCTTCGCTAATATATCTTTCCCCCTTCTTTTCGTTGGCAGGTTGACTACTCTCTACGATTGCAACTTTTGCATTTGCTATTGTTGTTAATATTAGTTTCATTGTGCGATTATATCTTTCCACATAATATAAAAAACTGCCAACCAAGGCAAGAATAAAAGCATATCCCAACTCATTTGTAGACCCCTTTCATTTCATCAGACAAGCCCATCTCTTGATCCTCTTCGTCAATCGACTCGGCAGAAGGATCGTACTCGATAAGGCTAGACTCATCCTCAATATCAGACTTTTGATTCTCAAGTAATCCATGTTCGGCAAATACTTCTTCGGTTTTTACCTCAGCGATGAAGTCCTCAACTGACTGAGATGGCGCGATTGTTTGTGAGTTCTCGACTGCTTTAGCGATAACTGCGATTCTTTGTTCTTGTGTTAATTCCATAATATACAATGTAGTTTAGTTTTGTTGATTAGTCAAGGTCTAATTCTTTTCTGAAGTCATCTCTTAATGAGTGAAGCAAGGTAACCCAAGCAAAGTCATTGAGTTGAGCTTGATGCATAAGTTGAGTAACTTGCAAAGGAGTTTGCCAACCGAGTACATCGTCAGAGACAGACAAAGGAAGCATGGTGTCTCGATCTTGAAACCACATTGCGACTTCGTAAGTGTTATCATCAATGTGACCATACAAGCCCGTTCCGTCGTTAAGGTTTTGAACAACTGAAATCGTGAATTGATCTTGATTGTCTTTGTCTCGTTGACCGAAAGTCAAGCGAGCTTGACGAGCTTTGCCTTGTGCGAATCCTCCATGTTGACCGAAAGTCAAATCATCGAAGCCTTTTAGTTTAGTATCGTTCTTAATCATATATATACATTAGCACCATAAACCTAATAACGCAAGAAAAAAGTTTAACTAAATTGCGTTTTGTTGTAAGTTGTTGACAGTCAAGCACTTACGCGGCCCCCGCGCCGTAAGGCGCTGAGCATCAATGACTTAGAGGATTAGTAGGCTTGAATCACAAGCCCGCCATTCGCCAACTCAAGGACGAGAGTCTGATCTCTGTAGTAGTCGAGGATCTCGTCGTCCTCTTCGAGGTCTTCGTCATAAGCATAGTCTTGCTTGAGTTCTTCGAGGTCTTCATACTCTGAGAAGTCACAACAAACCGCAATCGGATCAAGCTCCATGTCAGGACTTAACTCCTCTAACATTTCAAACAAAGCCCTTCGACCTGCTACTGAGAAATTTTCCGACCTGTTGCAGTCGTCAAAAGATTTAATAAAATCAAATTCTGTAATTGTTTTAATCATATTCTTATAGGTTGCTAGTATCGTGTCCTGCTCTCCTCATTGAGTGCAAGGCTTCTTGCTTGGTCATATTGAATCGGCTCATAAGATACATAAGTAAAGTATTGCCTGTTAGTTGTTGGTTTCTATCTGTCATAAGTATAAAATAGTTTAGTTTGGTTTAATTGTCAAGAAAAAAGATGAGAGCCACGGAGCCGCCCGTGGTAAATGCTACCCCGTCTTACCGAGGATGTGACACTATGTGCCTATAAGGCTTGGTACTGCACTCTCAAAATGTGAACCTCTTTCTCTCTCCCGAAGGTTGTAGGCGTGTACTGACGCCTCGTTGTTCAATGCGTTTGCATCTACAGAAAGAGCAGGGGCGTGGGAGACTCGAACTCCCTTATTCAATCGCTATCCAATGATCAGTTGGTTGCGGGCTTAACATGTATACCGCACGAGGATTGACGCATTAACCAACATATGCTAATGCCCCACAAATGAAATTGATTGTCAAAAGAACTATATAAATACAATAAACCCAAAACCTAGTAATTGCAAGAAAAAACTTCACTTTCTTTGCGTTTTGCGGTAAGTTGTTAGTAATCAAGCACTTGCGGCGCCTGGGCGCCCTAAGTCGTTGATAGTCAATGACTTAGGAGATTAACTGATAAGCAAAAGTTTTACCAGGAAGCTCTTATTTGGCAAATGTTCATTTAGCCCCTAGACGGGTTGGAGCACTTCTTTGTAAAATAGCTCATTAACTTTGCCCTCATCGTCACGAACTTGAAATTCAAGACATTCGGCAGGGAATACATGGCAAGGGTCGTCACCATTTTGCTTGAGATACCAAGTGGGTGGATTTTGTGGCTGAACCACCAACCCGATAAACCCATGCTCGACATAATACTTGAGTACAGTTGAGCGACCAATACCATTAATCTTTACTTCGACTTCTGAGCCAACCGCAGGAAGTGGTTTGTTTGCCACCCATTGGAGTTGCTCGAACTCGGTGTAAGTCCCCTTGGGGCGTGAGATGCTTTTAGTTTCTACTAGTTCCGTTT